AAGCGCTTGGCCAACCAATTCGGGGCATGTGTAGGTCTCATCAGGCGCGATGGCGCGTGTGTCCATGATCAGGTTAGATGCGCCAGCAGACCCACCACTTGTCACCAAGTTGACGCTGATCGTCACATTGCCTGCCGTGGTGTTGGTGATCGTGAATTTGTCAATGATCGCCTTACAGTTGGTCGCTGTGTACTGCGTGGTCTGGGTGGCTTCTGCCTGCTTTGGTGGAATCAGTACTTTGATTGATACGGTCATGGTTTACTCCAAAAGAAGGATATTGTTCGGCACGTATTGTGTCATTAGCCAGTTAGTACCGTCTGACACAAGTGTCGCAGAGTCACCTGCACTTGCCAAGAGAATAGATGTACCAGCAGCACCACCAACCAATGGAACGACATTTGATGACGCTGAAACTAGCGTCTGTGCTTGGTAATTCTGAAAATGCAACACTCGACCTGAATAAGATGCTGCCGCAGGAAGTGTGGCTGTGCAAGAAGAACCAGACTTATTGTTGATAATCCAGTTGTCTGTTACCGCAACGCTGAAGTTTGCTGTGTAAGTGACTGGTGCTGACGTTGACTGTTTGTTGTTGAACGTGTTCCAGTCAGTACTTGATAAATAACCATTGCTGGCCGTACCAGACTGTGTGATGCTCAGTGTGCCAGCTGAGTAGGCCAGAGGTGCACTGACTGTAGTTGCTGCAAGCGCTGTGCCATTTCCATATAACAGCCCAGAGATGCTTGTTGACATGGTGATCGCAGGCGTTGTCGTTGCCGTGGCCACAGTGCCAGCAAAGCCATTGGCCGACACGACAGAGACGCTGGTGACCGTACCTGTACCATAGGGCAGGGCAGGAATGTCAGCGGCCACCAAAGCCCTAAATGTAGGCACACCTGATGAGCCGTTAGGCGCAGCCAGCACATAGTTGGCAGTCTTTGCCGCATAGGGGTTTTGCGTGTCGCCATAGCCAGAAGCAAGGCTGATCGCTGGCGTAGTGCCGCCAGACGACACGACAGGCGAAGTGCCGGTGACCGATGTGACAGCGCCAGCTGTGCTTATAGGCGCATTTTCCCATCTTTGCTGAACTGCATCGTAAATGAGCACATCATTATTGGCTGGTGTTGGCGCGTAAACGTCAGAAAGTTGGCTGACCAATGGCTCGGCCTGAACTCTGACAAAAACTGATCCAGAACCTGCTGTGGCTGCATTGACCACCGCAGCCACCACGATGTGTGGAAGTGGTGCGGTCGGTTGCGTCTTGGTCAATCCACCAGCAAATGATGGGTTGTAGTACAGAATGTCACCGTCTGCCCAGACCTCACCATAAGGTGTGCCTGTGGTGTTGAAGCCTCGCACCAAGCCAAAGCTGGATACCAAGCCAAAACCATTATTGGCAATGGCTTCTGCGGCCACGCCCATGATGAGCTGGCCGTTTGTCACGCCAGTTGATGGCTTGCCTTTGAGCACACCAGATGCACCAACAGAGCCATCGAACATCACTAGTTGGCCTTTGGCAATGGCTGCCGATGCCTTGATGTAGTAATACTGGGACTCGCCAATCGCTTGATTGACGTTTGGTGTCATTTCAAGGTTAAGCGTGTAGCCACCATTCCAATGCATCCGACCAACCTTCACGGCTGGTGATGGCGTGGTCGTGTTGAAGTCGATGTAGTCGGTCACCACCGAGTTGTTGTTTTCGATGGCTGGCGCAGTTGCAATCAGTTCAAGTGTTCTTGCAAATTGAGCAACAGCATCCAAGGCCTGTTGCACTTTGGCATTTAGGACAGCATCCTCGACTGCTGTGTCTTGAGCCAATGCACTGAGCTGTGCCAATGCCTCGTTTGCTGTGGCTGCTGCCGTGTCTGCTTGATACTCGAAGTCAGTTCCAATAATTACCTGCAATTCGTCTACAGCAGAAAACAACAGTTCAAACTGTCTAATCTGTTGCTGATCAGTCAAAAACTGCGCAAGCTGGTCTCGCGTCAGGTTAAGTTTGCGGGATGTTGGTGCGGTTGCCATTAGTACGCCAATGCCTCGATCTGAGCTTCAAGACGGATAAACGACACGTGGGCATCGCTGTCACCACGGAATCGTTGGATGCGCCAGTTGCGCATGTGCCCCTGCTGAAACCATGCAAGGCGCTTGGCTGTGTTTCCTATGGTTCCAACGCTTATGCTCCTGTCTTGACTCCATGACTTTCCATCCAGCGAGTAGCTGGTGCTGATCTGTGGATTTGTGCCAATGGCCACGCTTCCTGTCAAACTGACCAGCTCAAGCTCGTTGAAGATTGCGCCATTGCTTTCGTTGTAAACGATCAGCGTTCCGAATTCCCAACGCACTTGTTGACCCCAATGATGGCCAGTCGATTGCACAAAGTAACCGATTGAGCTGGATTGAGGATCGCCAACTAGCCATTTGTCATAGCACCAAACCATATTGCGTGCGCGATATTGGGAAAATCCTACAGTAGTGGTAGTCAGCGTAAACCAAACTTGTTCGCCAAGCGCTTCAGATGCCGATGCGTCATAGACGATGGTGCGGTCTGGCAGGTGCACGTAGAGGTGCTCGTGGTTCTTGTCATTTCGTGCTTCGAGTTTGACAGTGGCCAATTGCGCCTCGGTATATTGCAGGAGCAAATTGTCGATCTCTTGCGTGCTAATCTTTTGAGTAACAGCTGCTGCACCGACATAGATGCCAGGCGCTTCATTGCGACCACCACCCAAGAATGCGATGCGCTCAATATAGACGCAACATCCAAATGTGCCGATCACGCCTTTTTGAATTTGAGCGCCTTCAATGCGTGCGAATGGAAACAGTTCACCACCAACGTTGTCGAACACCTCAATGGTGTTTCTGTTGAGTGCATAGATTTCGTTGCGCAGTTTGAGAAGTGCGACAACTGGATCGGGATCGGCTTCTGCGCTGCCATATTTCAGTGGATTGACGGCCAGAGGATTTGATAGTTCAGTGACAACCAAAAACTCGCCATCGGTTGTCATGAAGTAACCGTCCACCCACGCCACATCAAGCACCAATCCCAAGTCTGGGTCGGTGTTTTCTGTGAGAGTAGATGCAACTGGGTCCCAAAAATACAGTCGGCCACCGGATGCAATAGCCAGAAGATCGAAGCTGTAGTCGAATGTCACCAGCTCAGTGGTTGGACCACCGACATCACCCAGAATGGTCACAGTGCCATTGCTGGCCACGGTCACCAGCTTGGTGCCCATGACTCGATAGCAGATACCATTCCAATTGATGCCGCCACGGTCAGTGCCTGGTCCTGTGCCATTGGCCACAATGCCATCACCTGGTCGCAAGAATCCATTGCTGATGCCAGACTTCTTTGGCACAGGCATCATATTGACAGGATAGCTGGAGCGTAACTCTGGTGTGTTGTCAGCGTATATGCCGTTTAGGATTGGAATTTGCATGGCTTACCACTTGACCTTGTTGGCCCAATACGCTGCGCTCAGTTTGCCCTTGGCAATGTTGTCAGCGTGCCGAGCTTTGAATGATTCGCGCCGCGCTTGGCTGGCCTTGGATTCGCCCTCTTTTTTGGGAGAGCCGGACACGCCTTGCTGACCGAAGCGAATGGTCTTGATCTGGTCGCCCGACTTGGCCACGACAACGTGGCTTTTGGTGGGGTGGCTTGGGGTGGCCTTGGGCTTGTTGTAGCCCGAGACCCCGGCACGAGCAAGGCGTGTGTCTTTGGTGGCCATGGCTTAGGCGACGCGATACCAGCTGTTGGTGGCCTGGTAGAAGCGCATGGTGAAGAAGGCATTGGCGGCCAAAGTGGTGGGTGCGCCGAAGGCTGCTGCTGCGCCGTTCAGGGCCAGTGTGAAGCTGGTGATGATCTGAGTGGTGGTGACCAGCACCTGTGTGCCGTCTGGCACGCCGGTGTTCAAAGGCAGCGTGACTGTGCCAGCGGCCAGAGTCCCGGCAGGCTGGATCACCATCCACTGCTGTTCTGTGGTGGGCGTGGGCACTGTGATGTTGAAGCCAGTGCCTGGCGTGTACAGGTTGGTGGCCACGGTGGGGGCTGCGAAGGTCTGCTGGAAGTATTGCAGCAGCTGCGTGATCGAGACCTTGCGTGCGTCGCCATTGTTGGAGACGTAGACCGGCAAGAGATCGCCGCCAGAGACCTGGCTGATGCCCGAGAGCTGGTTGATGGTTGGCATGTTGGTTCCTCAGTTGAATTCGATGGGGCCATCTTGACCGGCCAGGACTGGATCGACGGGCGGACGGATGAAGGGGTTGTCGTAGACGCGCCAGGGCTTGTTGCCTGCGCCTGCTGGCATGGTGCTGGGCAGTTGTTGCTGCACTGGCATGGCTGCGCGTGACAGAAGCGTGTTGTACGACTCTTTGGCCGTGGCCTTGGTGTCGGGCATGACCTGCTTGCCGTAGGACGGGCCCAGCTTGATGGCCAGGTTGCTGTAGATGGCCTCGTTGGAGCTGTCGGGCACGTTGGTTTGCTCGTCGAGATCGCTGTCCTGGGGGCTGGATGGCAGAGGGTAGCCGAGGCGGATGCCGAGGGCGTTCCATGCGGCCATCATGGTGTCCAAGCGCCGGAGGGCAGATTGCATTTGCTCTGGCCCGAGGTCAAAGGCGTAGGAGGCCAGTCCGATCTCGTCGAAGGCCTGCTCGATAAATTGGCGCTTGGTCCATCCCATTGTCATTCTCCAGTTGGCGCGGACAGTCTGTCCTGGATCAATTGTCCCAGTTTTTTGTCCCCGGTGCGACCATCGAAGCGAATGCCGAGTTCTTTGGCCTTGGCCTCCAGCTCTGCGCGGGTGGGGGCTGCGTCGTCTTCTGGTGCTGCTTCCACGACTTCCAAGGCTTGGGCTTCTGCCTGGGCTGCTGCTTCTGCTTGCTCGCGCAGCAGGCGGTGGTTGATGCCGTCGATGGGTTTGGAGGGCTTGCGCACCTTCACCGGCTTTTTGTTCTTGGCGTATTTGGGGGTGAGGATTCGTTCCTGCATCACTTGGCCTTCTTTTTCATTGGCTTGGCGGTCTTTGCTGCGGCTTTGAAGTCTGCGGCTGTGGGTGCACCTTTGGCACCGGGCTTGCGCATCTTTTCTTTGCTGCCTGCCTCGATGCGTGCGCGTTTGGCGTTGATGTTGGCGTAAAGACCTGGTTTCATTTCATGGCCTTCTTGGGAGCTTTGCTGGGCTTGCCTGCTGCCTTGGCTGCTTTCTCGGCTGTGCTGAGAGCGATGGCCACGGCTTGCTTCATTGGCTTGCCTGCCTTCTTTTCCATCTTGATGTTCTTGCCGATGGACTTGCTCGAATAACCTTTGGTCAATGGCATGGGGTTCTCCTATTGCAAAAAGGGGGGCCGAAGCCCCCCAGTTTTTTGGCCAGATTACTGGTTGAACAACAAGATGCCGGACATCTCGGGGTTCTTGTTGACCACACCGAACAGGGTGTCCATACGGTACTTGATGGTCATGCTGTTGATGTCGTACCACTTTTGCAAGACCAGCTCGATGCCTTGGTCTGTGCTTGCACGCATCACTGCGACGCCAGCGTCAGATGGCACTGCGTAACGGCCAGGCAAGATCTCCAAGGAGTCACGCTGCCAGAACACGTTCACCGAAGCTGCGTTGACGTTCAAGAAGGTGATGGCGGCTGCATCAGCTGCAACTGCCACTTCCACGTTCTTGTACTGCAACTGGGCGTCGGTTGGGCCTGTGCCACCGATGGTTTGAGCGCCGATGATTGGGGGCGTGATAACCATTTGAGTGGAGTTGGTCACCGACACAACACGGAAGGTCTTCAACTGACCAGTGCTTTGCTTGGTGATGTGGTGCACGGCGTAGAC